TCTGTGGGCGTCCCATCAGGTCTAAAAAACATACCAATGTTGGCTTTAATTACACCCCCTTCTGCCATTGGGATGGCATCATCTGTCGGGGCAGGCATGGTCTGTGGACGCATTGACTGTGGCATGATAGAGCCGATGCCGCCCTCAGCAACTGCTGCTTGAGGTGCCATAGCCTCAGACATGCCCATAATGCCGCTCTGAGGCACACCAGCGGCTGCTATAGCCTCTTGCGCCACCGTAGGCTGGTTTGCAGCCTCACGCTTCATGAAGTCATCGCGCACACGCTTACGGCGTTTGATCTCACTCAACACCAAGAACTGCGGCGCAGAGCCTGTAGGCATCTGCATCTCTGAAATAAGCTGCTGCTCTGAGAAGTTCTTTAGCTGATCCTGTATGTCGATAATGTTCATCCGCCTGTTATCCCCTTATACAGACCAAGTGCAGAAACGCCTGTGCCAAGAAGCTGTTGGACAGGATTATATGCTTGCATTGTGGTGGTTTCTGTAGATGGAGTTATCGGCACACCTCTCAAGATTGAGGACAAAAACTGCAAGTTTTCTCTTGGGAAGTCTCTCTGACGCACAAAGTCNTGATAGGCAAGATCAAGNCCAGCCTGCTCTCTTGCTGTTATGCCCTGACCAACTTGTTCCAAAAGACGAGCCGACTCAATNTCNCCTGCTCTTGCCATGGCTCCAAGNTCAGCTAGGCTACGGGCCTGTTGACCAGCCGACTCCCCAGCGCCAATCCCTATTCTTTCTGCCTCTGCTCTTGCAGCCCTGTCTCTTTCAAACTGTTGCTGTGCCTGCTCAAATGCTTGTTGCTGCCCCGAAGCCTGTATCTCTGCAAGCTGTCTGCCGAGCGCCTCACCAGCAAGGGCTTCTTGTACTGCTGATCTACTACCGCCAAACGCTCCCGCTTGGACAGCGTCTGCGGCTCTACCCGCCCCCTGTCTCTGAGCGTCCAGAATCGCTCTTTCTTTTTGGACATCTACCACCTGTTGCATGTAAGGAGACATATATTGTGCAGCAGCACCAGAATCGAATTGACCAGCTTCAAAACCCATGCCTTGTAAAGCGCGGCCAATACCTGCGGTTGTAGCTGCTTGCGCGGTTGGCAAGCCCTCTATGCCTTGACCAGCAACCTGCCTAGCCCTTTCTCTTGCGGCTGCGGTGTCTTGAGCCTCATCAGCTAAACGCTGACCCTCAAACGGCTCATATTCACGCAGAGACTCAGCCTCTGTTCTGTCAAGAAGGCGTTCAAAGTACGGCCTAACATACTTTGGCAGATTAGACTGAACAACAGTCTGATCTGATGGTACTGATGACTTACCTTTGCCCATTACCCAACTCCATTCTGTAGGCTATATATTCAGGCTTCCATCCATACTTCTCTAGGATTCTGCCCCATGCTTTTCTGCCATAACCCTCTATGTGCTTGCATCCACAATCTGTAGCATAGTTTTGCAAAGTTTCTAGAATAGAAGGCAGCCACTTATTCATATGCTTTCCCCCTACCCAATCAAGAGCCATTGCTCTTCTTCCGGGATATTCTATAACCCTGCTTGTCAAGGCGGCTATAACTTCCCTTCCTTCCATAACCAGCCAAAGAACCAACACTCCATCCTCTAAATCTTTTTTTAAGTCCTGCACCTTAAACTTACCGGCTGATGTATCTACGGACTTTTTTAAAACCTTGGTAACATCTTCCCAAACTATATCTACCCCTTCAATAGGGACTGCCGTTATCATCATGCTGGCAGCATCATATCCTGTGGCACTTGATCAGGCTGCTCTTTCATGCCTGTTCTCATCTCTCTGACCCTATCCATCATCTCGTAAAGGGATTTTGCGCCAGCGTCAGTAGAGCCATTGCCAAGCCCACTAACAACGTCAGCCGGTACGATGAACTCTCCATCAGATAAAACAACATCCTGTTCACCCTCAAGAGTGGCAGGTATCATATCATCCATTCCATCACCAATGCCCTCTACCATGCCTTCTGTAGTCTGTGCGTTATCATCAAACTCACCACTACGGACACGGCCCACCAAGTCTCTCAAGGCTTCTTCGCCGTAAGTAGACACAAATATAGCTAAAGAGCGCTCTGGTTGCGGGTCTATACCTTTGATTGCATTAACAGCGTTATTTATGATTTCTTTGTCGTTAGGTCTTGATACCTCACCACCCTCTTGGAATGGCTGGAAATAACTGAACTCTGGATCAAATCCGGGTCTGTAGCCGGGTAACATCGGATTACGTTTGCGCCTTGCAGGCTCTGCCTCTGGAATGTATGGGTAATCGTCAGTTTTAAAATCCATCTTTGGCGGCTTAGATGCCTCAATAAGGCCTGTTGTCCCTAAAGCTCCAATAGTCTCTGGCTGTTTTAAAGCGCTTAATGCCCCCGGCAAGCCTGATTTTGCACTCTCTAAAGCAACATTTTGAGTTGCCGCCTCAAGAGCTGGGGTAGCTGCCATTCCAGCACCAGAAGCCCCTGCTGTAGTGCCTGCTAATCTCATTGGATCAGCTAAATCAACCCCAGATCCAACAATATTACCTGCCTCTGATCCAGCAGATTGTCCTGCTTTAAATAAATCGGTACCACCTAGAGCCTTGCCACCAAGATAAGACAATATACCTGTGCCGATGGCAGTTTCAAAATCATCACCTTGAGCAAGGCTTCCTAAACCAGAGCCTACAGCCCCAGCGGTAAGAGCGCTCACACCCAATGTTGGAGCAAGTGCCGACCCAGCTAATCCTAATAACAGTGGTAAAGCCATGATTACTCCTCTGAGGCGGCTAACGCCCTCATCCTGTCAACTAATCTTCTAGCACGATTCGGAACTTGCGTATACCATCTCGAATCGACCATCTCGTCTGCTGCGGCATCAAAGCGCTTAGCATCTACCTCTCGTTTCATGCCAACAAATTTAGATAAACGCGGTCTACCCATATTAAACATCATGTTTGCTATAATATGCTGACACTCTTCGGGTAAATCGTCAAAGTCTGGATACAATACTTTGCATTCATCTACAGTGACTGCCATATCAAGGGCAAATACCTTTTGTACTCTTTCCTGTTCTATTACTGTACCAACAGACTTGCCGTACTCCTCGTCATCTTTAGTTATTAAATGACCGATTCCGAAAGTTGGCAGGTGGAGATGATCCAAATAAATTTCGTACTTGCATCCCTCATCTTCTGCAATCTCTGTTCTTAATTTATCTATATTCATTTAAGCGCTCCTGATAGTGCAGCTTTTATATTGTCAAGAAAGTTGCCTGTGCGCTTGCTGGCTTCATACTTTTCTCTACCTTGAGCGGCTGTTGGAATGCCCCCCGGTAAACTTTCTGCTTCGATCATCTTCATTGTCTCTCTAGGCAACATTCTAACCAGAAGACCCAATCCAGCAGGTGCCATTTCTGCAAGGCTTCTTTGTGGGCTTTTTGGCAGCGGCACCCTTACAACATCACCAAGAAACGTAGTAGGAGAGCTTCCAAATGAGTCCAAACCATATCTAACCTCACCTGTTTCACGATCTCCAAACACTTCCTTGCCAAGGATATTTACTTTAGCAAATGGATTGCGATACCTGTCGTAGGCTAAATCCATAATCTGCCTTCTAGTGTCCTCGTCTATATTTGAAGAATAATCAATAGAAGAAGGATCTCCACCAAAAAGTCTTGTGAAGAACCCTTGAGAGCCATATGGGTTTTGCAAGGTAATTTGATTTTGTTCAAAAAATTGTTCTTTGCTTAATATATCAGGTATGCCGCCCCCACCACCTTGTTGTCCTACAGTTGAGGCAACAGCCGCCCCAGCATCCACGGGCGCAGGAGCAAGTTCAGGTTCTATAAAATCACCTCTTCTGCCTCTTTCTCTCATTACTTTTTCCCAAAAAACTTTGTGGCTGATCTAACGCCAAAGCTGGCGGCTACAATTACACCTAACGTATACTGATACCAATCAGGCATTGTTTCCAAAGCGGCAAACCCTTCAAATACAATCGTTCTTCCCCACTCACCGCAAAATGATAAAATTAAGGGTATGCTGAAAAGTCCGACCAACCATTCATCTTTCCACGAATTTTGACTGCCCTTCGCCATCAACCGCTCCCAATCTGCGGTTGATGTTGCGGCAGAAACCATAACTTGAGCTTCAGCCTCTGCCTTTGCTTTAGCAACAGCAGATTTGCCGCGTTGTTCTTCTGTCTTTTTGTCCATCCATGAGCTAACAAGCCCTGAGATTGGCCCTATTAAAGCCTGTATCATTTTCTACTCATCCAAGCTGTTGTACCCATATAAGCCCCAACTATGCCAGCACCACTAATATAGAACAGATTGCTTATGTCAGATAACGCCTCAATTTTTTCAACTGGCATGGCAAACATAGCTATCGTAAAAACGCCCATGCCTATCAATGTGTACCTAGCCATTCTAAGCTGAGCTAGACTTTTTCGCAAATCACGCTCTGTTTCTCTTATTTCTTTAGCTTGTTCTAGTTCCTCATCAGTAATTTCGCCATCACCATCTAAATCGTACTTAGCGTATGCTGTGCCTTTTTGAAACTTTTTTGCTGCCATGGCGTCAATCCATATTTGTACTATGATACAATTTTAATTGTTCCGCTATCGTTATACAAAGCACCAGTCTCTAAACCAGTAGCACTGGTAGGAAGATTGGTTAATGTAATCTTTGTGCCGCGCAACTCTCCGGGGTTACGCTCTTGTGCAATAAATGTTTCTAAAGCTCTTAATAAGTCCTGCATATAAGTATCTGAATATTCTGCTGGCGCTTCTGGCAATCTGGGAGGTGCTATTTGATTTGATGACATTACCGCCTCCCATCTTGACGCATATCTACACGAGGACTGCCTAGTTTCCAACGTGTGCCAAGAGTTGATGACTCCACTCGTAATGCAAAAGAGCGTCCTCTTGATCTGACGTGCAATAAATTTGTGAACAATTCTACTGGTGATGAAGAGCTTCTCACGGTATCTCCACTAGCTGTGTTAGAAAAAGCTAAACCGGGAGCATTTCTTGATTTTATAGTAAATGTGGCCTGCGGATCTGTTGCGCCTGTTGAACCATCAAATGTAACATCAGGGACTATTTTGCTTATGTAAGTAAATTTATCTCCATCGCCAATGTCCATAGGAGATGACTCAATAAAAGATGACATGGCAGAGCCGTCATCATCATAACCAACCTCATGCCTAAATATGTATTGAGAACCTGCGGCCAAAGGATCTTGTCTAACACCCCTATCTAGCCACGCAGTTCTAATCATAGAGCCAAAATACCAGACCTTTTCTCCGTAATTGTAAATAACATACTTATCATTATCTGAACTGCTTGCACTAGGATAGAACCAGAACACTTCAGAAAACTCTGAGTTCACACCAGACACAACCTTGTCCGACTGCTCATGGTTAAAGTCTAAGAATATCTTGTCTTTCACAGGGCAGGGCAGAGACTGTGTTTGACCAGCATAGACGTAAAAGTTGTCGATGCCCATCCAATATACAACGTCTTCTGTTGCTGCCGCAGCGTTCGGACTCATTATCGTAATATTTGAGGCTAATTGTTGTAGGCCAAACGTGAATGGAGGGCCGATNAACCGCATNGAGTTNANGGCNGTGTCTGTCCACACAAGNATNTCACGNTTTGTNTCNANNGCNTGCATGAACGTAGANCCTGCACCAAGTCTNAGNTCNCCCGCTGTNTTNGTAGNNGCAGGGAACCACACTAACGGATCT